CGTTGATGCGTTATCGTCAGGGTAATTTTGTGCAGTTGCCGACAGATGATTGGGAAGAAGAAGAAAACTCTGTTAACATGAGGGTTTACTACTAATTGATTTAGTGCTATGAAATATTATGGTTGATTCTCTACGACAATACGGCAATCAAGGTATGGCAGAGCGTCGTAGGATTTTCAACGAATTTCAAGAATTAAGCCCAGAAGCTCAAATATCTTACCAATCTGTGTTAGGTGGCCTTGATCCTGAACAAGTTAGGATGGGTCATCAGATGGGTGACATTGAAATGCAGATGTCAGTGGCACCTAGATTAGGTTATACGGGTCCTACAGATCGTGAATTAGATATGATTCGCTATGATTTAGGGTCGCCTAATTTAAATTTGCGCGGCGAGTTTACGCCACGGTCGGTAGACGGTATGGTTTCTGCGGTAAAAGCGTCATTACCCGTTGAAGAATATATGATGCATACTGCGCCTAGACGCGCTACTTTTGTGGATAAACTCAGTTACGTGACACCTAGAGAAGATCGTTCGCAAATAACTCTTTATGGGTCTGCGGGCGCTAATCCGCGCACTATTGCTCATGAGATACAACACGCTCGCGGTGCTTCTTCTGAAACTAAAGCTTATGCGGCGGAAGTTATTAACTCTCGAAATGATGATGAGTACGAACACGGCATACGTCAATATGTTGCACATGCTTTTCAAGATTTTGTGCAGGATAAACCTTTTGAAGAACAAGAGCGCATGGCTTTAAAATCAATAGGTAAGAACCACGCCTCACGCCTCTATTTGGATGAGTTTAAACGCACCGGTGGTACTTACGGTGCGGAAGATGACAAAGAAGGTATAATGGCGATACTAGGTGTTGAGTCACGAAAAGATGAAAGTGCCGATGGTTACGCAAAAAACCGTTTTGACAATAGTTTTTTTGGCAAGAAAGTTGATGAATTAGGTGTATATGTTGATCCACGACCTAGTAAAATAGATTTAAATCCTGAATTTTATGACAGACAGGCAGAGACCATGTTACCTAAAGGTCTTGATCAGAGAGGAAATGTGATAGTGGAAGATCTTACAAACCGTGATGAAGAAGGGTTAGGTGCTTTGATTGAAACGATTGTTAGCAGTACTGAGACTATTTTGCCCGGTATTGATTATCAGCAATCGGATCAAGAACGAGAGGCTCAAGTTAGGGAAATGGCGGCTACTGCGCAAATGTTGAGAAAAGCCGGGGCTCCTATTACTTCTGAGGAAGACGTTGAAAAGATACCTATGGAAATTTTAGATCAATTAAATACTATACTAGACCGTTCTCCAGAGGAATAAAAAATGGCTGAAGAAGATAACAAAACGGTAGGTAGTTTGATGGATAGAAATGTCCCATCTGAGCTACGTGAAGAGGATATAAGAGCAGAGATAGAGCTAGAAATACCAGATTCACAGAACGATGTTATGGAAATGGTTGAGATGGATCCCTCTATGGATGGTGAGATAGAGATGACGGCTGATGACGAGGGAGGCGTTTTAATTGATTTTGATCCGCAAGACACTCGTGGCTTTGGCAGTGATTTTTACATGAATTTAGCAGAAGAGATCCCGGATCGCGAATTGTCTAGGATAGCTAGTGATTTATTAGGAGAGTTTGATAGCAACAAAGCTAGTAGAGAGGAGTGGGAAGAGACTTATGCCAATGGTTTAGAGCTACTTGGTTTCTCTTATCAGGAGCGCACAATGCCTTTCCGCGGTGCTTCTGGTGTAACACATCCTCTGTTGGGTGAGGCCGCTACACAATTCCAAGCACAGGCTTTTAATGAGTTATTACCGCCTAGTGGTCCGGTGCGGACTGTTGTGATGGGCAAAGAAACGCGTCAAAAACAACAACAATCACAGCGCGTTAAGCAGTTTATGAATTATTACATTACAAGTGTAATGGAAGATTTTACTCCGGATATGGATCAAATGTTGTTTTATTTACCATTAGCCGGTAGTACTTTCAAAAAAGTTTATTATGATGAAAATTTAGATAGAGCCGTTAGTAAGTTTGTACCTGCTGAAAACTTAGTAGTACCTTATGAAACATCTGATTTAGAAACTTGTCCTAATATTACACAAGTTATCCGCATGTCGTTGAATGATTTGCGCAAGCAACAGGTTGCAGGTTTTTATTTAGATATAGATGTTATACCGGCGCAAGCAGAACTTGACTCTATTACAGAAGAAATTAACTTAATAGACGGTCTAGAGCCTTCTCAAATAGATTATGACTGCACTATTTTAGAGTGCCATGTTGATTTAGATTTAGAAGGCTACGAAGATTTAGATGAAAGCGGTGAACCTACTGGAATTAAAATACCATACATCGTGACGTTGTCGCAAGATAACGGTCAAGTACTTGCTGTAAGGAGAAACTATAACGAGGATGATTCTAAAAAACAAAAAATTCAATATTTTGTGCATTACAAATTTCTTCCGGGTTTCGGTTTTTATGGATTGGGTCTTATTCATACTATTGGTGGCTTGTCTCGTACTGCCACAGCGGCTCTCAGACAGCTCATCGATGCCGGTACGCTGTCTAACTTACCTGCCGGATTCAAGGCCCGAGGTATGCGAATTCGTGATGACGACGACCCGTTACAGCCGGGAGAGTTTCGAGATGTAGACGCACCGGGAGGCGCGATTCGTGATAGTTTGATGCCGTTACCGTTTAAGGGACCGGATCAGACGTTATTTCAGTTATTAGGATTTGTTGTTGATGCCGGGCAACGGTTCGCGACTATTACAGATTTAAAAGTTGGCGATGGTAATCAGCAAGCGGCGGTAGGTACAACTATTGCAATGTTGGAGCAGGGCTCACGGGTCATGAGTGCTGTGCATAAAAGATTGCATTATGCCATGCGGTTGGAGTTTAAGATTCTTGGTCGCGTGATGCACGAGAGTTTACCTCAGACGTACCCGTATTCTGTTGCGGGTGATGATGCTTCTGTGATGGCTAGTGATTTTGATGATCGCGTAGATATTTTACCGGTTAGTAATCCTAATATATTTAGTCAAGCGCAACGTATTACGATGGCTCAGACTAAGTTAGAGTTGGCAGGTGCCGCTCCTGAGTTGCATAATATGCACGAGATTTATCGTGATATGTATGAAGCGTTGGGTGTGACTGATGTAGATCGGATAATGAAGTCGTTACCGGATGCCGACCCGCGGCCCACGGATCCTGCGCAAGAGAACATAAATGCGTTGGATATGATGGATTTGCAAGCATTTGAAGGTCAGGATCATCAGTCCCACATTATGGCTCACCTTATATTTGGTGGTACACCGTTGGTTGCTAACTTGCCGCCAGTTGCTGTAGCGTTGCAGAAGCATGTTATGCAACACGTTAAGATGGCCGCTCGAGAACAAGCGGCGGTAGCTTATATGCAACAGATGGAGGTTCGTGATGGCGAGCCGGCAAGTCCGGAGGAGATGTTAGAGATAGAGGCTTTAACGGCACAGTTTGTTGCACAAGGTATGCAAATGGTTAAAGATATGTCTCAGCAGTTAGCAGGTGGTGGCGAAGAAGCCGGTCCGGATCCGTTAATAGCATTGAAAGAGAAAGAATTGGAGATTAAAGCGCAGTCTGAGCAGTCTGATACTGAATTAGACCAAGGCAAGCTTCAATTAGATCAAGAGTCGTTACAAATGCGCAACCGTCAGTTTGGTGAGCGTATGGCGTCGCAAGAAAAGCAGACTCAAGCCCGTATTAGTGCGGCAAGAGAACGTGAAATTTTGAAACAACAAGGAAAATAAAATGGCTATGAAACCCACAAAAGCACCAAAAGCTGTAGAATATGCAGATATCAAAGGCCAAGGTCGTATACCGTATGGTAAGACTGCGGATGTTAAGGTACCGACAAGTATGACACGCATGACTGCACGAGGAATGGGTGCGGCTAAAAAAGGCGGTGGTTATTTAGGTTGTAAATAACCTGAAGATTTAACAGGGTTGGATTTGTAAATGTATAATTTTAATGATTATGGCAATTTTGGCGGTATTACTCCTGAGTTTTTAGCTAGAATGCAAGCGCAAGCGGCTGAAAAGTACGAGCAAAGTCAGCAAAATTTTGATCCACAAGTTCCTTTGCCCCCGCAAGATGATCCTTCTTTGTACTCTGACCCCAACTTAGGTGGCAATCCTCCGATGGTACAAGAGCCTGTTAAGGCTCCACCTGCGGGAATTGATTTTTCTAGTGGTGAAACGACTATACCGGTGGGTGTTCCGGGATCTTCTGGCATGGGTGGTATTGACTACTCTAGCGGTGAGACGACTATACCTGCGGGTATTACCTTCGGAGAGAAAGTCGCTGACTATGCGCCT